TTGTTAAAGTATCCTCAGCTCCCTTGAAAATACTGCTAAATAACTGCGCTGACTGACGACCGGCATTATTTACGTTATCCATGTAATCATTGATTGCTTTGACACCCTGTGTATCCCATGAGCGGTTCGCGGCATAACGGGCCGCAATTTCAACCTCGGCAGCAGCTTTGGCAGCTTCCCCTGATTTTTTTATTTCCTCACTATCGGCAGACCATGCAGCTGTTACCATGGGATTGGATGGTTTTCCATCTCCCTTGTCGCGTGTTGCGAATTTTGAATTATTATCCAGTTCCTGTAGCTGTTTTTTAATATCCAGTTCAATTTTATGCGCTTCAGTAAGCTGTTGAACTTCCAGAATACTTTTTCCAATAAGGGAATTTTTGAACTGTAATTCTTCAATTGCAGCAGCATCGGCGACATGTATTTTTTCAATAATCTTTATAGATTCTGCCTGTGCATCATTTGATTTTTTGGTTATAACCTGATTTATTTCAGCAGCACTGGCAGAATTCATTTTATGGGTATAATCATCACGCCATTGTTTCGTTGCTTTTTCCCATAATGAATCCTTCATCGTCTCGCGTAAATTTATTTGTGCTCTGGTCAGATTATCTGTTTTACCGGCAGCTTCTTCTAATAAATTAATTGCCTCTTTTATCTTTGACTTTTCCCAATTGATAACAGGATCAGCTTTTTCATGTTTTGCGATTGGCGTATGCGCACGTCTAATAGCCTCTTCAGTTTCAGAAACTACCTTATCCGATACAAGTGGGTCATTTTTATCAACAGCCCTGATATCTGCAACTTCCTGTCGATATGCCTTAAGTGCTTCAGTCAATTCGTTCTGTGATTTCTTTTCCAGCGTCATATTTTGTATGTTAATACGCTGTGCGGCATGTATAGCCTTTGATTGAGCTACAGATTTTTCCCCTGCACTGGCTGCCTCACTATTTACCATTTGTAATTGTTGCTGCGCATAGGCATATTCAGATTTAAGCTTTTTTAAATTTTCCTGATCAAATGTATTATCTGATTTTCCATTATTAACTAAAGCATAACCTAATTGTTTTCCCAAACGATCTACTTCACTTTGTGCTGTAGATTTTTTTCCCCAATCCCCCATGGCGCTTATGGCACCTCCGATAGATTCTTTTACGCCTTTCCATGCTTTTTCAACATAACCCAGATTGCTGATTATTTCTTCTGATCGTTGGCGTGTCACGCGTGCAAATTCGTCTGTTGCAAGTCTTGATGCATCTTTGGCTCTCCCTTCTTTTTCAAGAGCTGTAATCTGTTCATATACTGCCAAAGTTAGATAATGATATTCATCATCCAGTTTTAACGTTGCATTAGAGATAGCAACAGATGCGCGTCTGGCACTTCCTGTGCTTTGTACCGCCAAAGATTCAAACTGTTTAATGGTCTTTTCGATTGATATGCCTGTTGCGTTTTCCATGGCAACCACAGCGCCAGTGATCTTTTCGATTTGATCACCGGTAAACTTGCCACTATTTGTTAATTCAATGACAGCTTTTTTAGCATCCCCAATACTTCCCCCGGCTGACGTTGCAGCATGTGCCATAGAATCTAGCTGGCTACTGGTTTTTCCGGCATAATTTCCGGTCATAATCAGTGCGTCATCCATTTTCTTTTGTTCCAGGTATCCTTTTGCCATTGCAGCGCCAATTCCAATGATAGCAGCAGTAACAGAGATAATTGATAGTCCGACGGTACTTAGTATAGCTGGCAAATAACCTAATGCCTGTGCCATGATGGATGCACTACCCGCCATTTTTGAAAAGTTTCCACGAGCCGCTTCACGCATCAATACCAGGGATTCCGTAACGGCTCGGGAATTTGTTTTTACAGCAACAGTATCAATATCTGTTGCAACTGCATGACCCACAGCCGCTGTACCGGCAACCTGAGTAGCGGTTGTATGGCTCAGCATTGCAATGCTGGCAGCCTTAATTTCCTGCTGTAATATGCTATATACCTTATCCAGTCTGGTATCATCATTAGTACCTATAACACCTGATATGGCAGCCTTGTCAAGTGCGGTAAAATCCGCCTGCAACCTGCGTAATCTTGCTCCTTGCTGATCATATTGATCTAGTAATTTAGTTATGGCACTAGAGGAATTTAATTGTTCCGCCGTGCGTTGACGCATTTCACCGGCAGTATTTGACATCAATGCTGTTTGACGCACTATCGTATCGTTCAGGCTATTATTACTACCCTGTGCCGTTTGTGTCGCGGCTCCCAAACTATTGATTGCAGCAGTCGATTCAGCAACTGTGCTTACTAATTGATCATTATTTGCAGTGATGCGTATACCAAAAGTAATTTCATCAGCCATTGTTTTCTGCCAATCGTTCGTTATAAATTGTAAGCACTTCAGTTTGCATCACTTGCAATCCTTCAAATATTTCCGGCCAATTACAACGTTTCACACCGGATAATTTTAATGATGATTCAACTTCTGACCAGTTCATTCCAATACGCACCAGTTCTGTTACTGCAACGACATTCCATTGATTCCAGGTAGATATGAAGACGCTTAAGGTTTGCCAGTTAAAATAAAATACAGCCAAAGGCTCATTCTTCTTTTCATCTGCCATTTTTATTCCGAATGCTGCAAGTGCAGCATCAGTTTCATCACTTGATTCGCCGCCTCCTACCCAACAACGGGCTGCGGCTCGGAGTTTCCCAGGCGCGATCCTGTGCGTATCTCGCGTATCGCATTCCATAAGCCCGCAGATAGTTCAGCACCCCGTGAACCTGTGATTTGTGCTGCTAATACCTCAGTTGAAAACGGTACAGGATTACCATTTGTATCAGTCGGTCCATCCCAACCGACAATCAACTTGCTAAACTGGATAACATTGTTTTGCAGTATTTCCTGCATTGTTTGTACTTCACTTGTTTCAGAAGATAATTTTTCAAAATCAGCAGACGATAGCACGCGTATTTTTGCCGTGAATTGATAATCTGCATATATTCCACCATCAACGGGTAATTTTACAATGACAGGCCAGCTCACAATTGGATCGTTATCTATTACAAATAAGGGATTCATGATTTATCCTTTTAAAATTATTTTACAACCAGCTTGATTTCATCGTTACCCAACAATGGCGTAAATCTCAAAGCCATCCCAACGAGTGCTCTGCCATTTTGATTCACATAGGCGGGAGTGGTTAACTGTACAGCTGGTGCATAGAAGAGAATCTGATTACCGGCTGTTGTTCCATGTGTGAATCCCATGCTGCTCAAATTATTTGCCTGAATATTAGACATAAAATTGACATGTTGTGTAGCTGAAAGATCCAGTGTCAGCTTTCCAGTCGGTACACGATCCGTAATATCTATCGAATCACCCCCTAGCAACAAGTTATGTACCGTCGTATTCGCCAGCGTGACATCTAGTCCAGTAGATGGATACATCGTGCCACCCGATAAAGCTTCGGTTGCATAGGAGCAACCCAACATTACATTTCCAGAATTAGCCGAATTAATGACCTGCGGGGTAATCCATGTTGTAAGTACACTGTTAGGGTTAGTTACCGCACTAATACCTCCATACAATCCTATGAATTTAAAACTAAATACAGGTTTTATACCGACCGTCGCCTTGAGATCAAAAGTACCTTTTGCATCGATAATGGTATGCAGTACGCCATCAACATGGTAATGAATCGTCAGTGCTTCCAGAGCATCACTGATTGGGTTGTATTCAACATCAACACCTGCCGTTATGGTTTCTGCCATAGCGCAACCCCTGACCAGCGCTCCCCAGGCAGGGGCAGTTCCAGCTGTGCCTGATCCTGCCAATTCCACATCAAAACTGGCTTCAACATAATATTCACCTACCAGTTGCTGGCTCCCGCCAAAATATGGTTTAATCAACGCGCGATCAACGTTTTTTGCATTTAGCTGGTTGATTGTAACGTTACTGACCAGGATTGCATCTGTGGCTCCTACGGGTACTGAATCCGTTAAAGGCGTTGGCTGTATCTTTGCTAAAATT